ATGGCAATGGTGGTGAGTAATTTCACTTTGGACTCCTAATCTCTGCGACAATGGAAAAGACGATTAAGTAAGTGATGCCGACCGTGACGGCGGCGGCGGCGAAGGCGGTCATATGATGCAGTCCCCAGTCGGTTTCGATGGGGGGCATTATGCATTATGCATGATTGCTGTCAATGCATTTTGCATAACATTTTTGTTGCACCCGGTTATGCAATGTGCATAACTCTCTAAGTCGCGACCTGCCATTACGGCGCAACAGCGACATATGGAGAGTAAAATGACCATTGTACCTCTGCGGCCAGCCTTCAGTCTGACCGACACCTCGACCTTCGCACTCGATCTTGCCAATCCGAAAGCGAAGGAAGTTCTCGCCATCCAGGAGTTTCTTAACACCGACATCCGCAGCAATCCGGATCTCGGTAAGCTCCCGGTAAAGACTGGCTGGAACGATATCCCCCCGGCGATCGCACTCAATCTTTTGCGTCGCAATCGCCCCGGTGCCAACCGCCCCCTCAATCCATCAACGGTGTTCTACTATGCGCACCAGATGGCGCGTGGGGACTGGAAAAAGACGGGTCAACCGATCCTGATCGACAATGAAGGTCATCTGCTTGACGCCCAGCATCGCATGTATGCGGTACTGGTGTCAGGCGCGACCATCAACTCGTATGTCATCGTTGACATCGAGAATCAGCCGGGCCTGTTCGCCTATATCGACAATGCGGCTACCCGTACACCCGCCGCTGCGTTGCAGACGGCCGGCTTCAATGGCGTTGCTTCGGTCATCGTTAAGGTGATCAAGTTTGCCGAGGAAGTCAGGCAAGGCGTCTACGATACTTCAGGACTCGACCAGCTTCAGCGTTTGTCGCCGGCCGAAATCCTGAGCCTTGCTAAGAACTATCCGAACGCACAGCGTGCTTCGCGTTCGGCGGCTTCCGACTGGTCCGATGCGTCCGAATATCTTTCCGGTCGCAAGGACATCGTTGCCTATGTCGGCATGCGGATCATCGATCAGCATGGCGAAGACGTGGCGGATGATTTCTTCCACGAAATCACCAACACGGGTGACGGAACGCCGGAACAGATCCTGGCGTTGCGCACCGTGGTTGATAAAGACCTTCGTTCCGACAAGCCGATGAAGCGTCACCACACAGCAGCCATGCTGATCAAGGTCTTCAACGCCTGGCATCGTCAGGAGTCGCTTGGGCGGCGCTGGATGATGATGGTCAATGAAGACTTCCCTGTTCTCGATGACGAACCGCAGGCTAACGCGGCGGAATAGTCATCCATCACGGACCTTGGGGCGGATCGAAAGGTCCGCCCATTTTTCCGATGAGAACAGGAGTGTGTCATGGAATACCATCCCTATAGTAATATCTGGCCTTTGCTTGAGGGCGACGATTTCGAGAAACTGAAGGCCGACATCAAGGCCAATGGCCTGCGCATGAACCTGATCACCTATCAGGGCAAGCTGCTTGATGGACGCAATCGTGAGCGTGCTTGCGAAGCGGTTGGTGTGTCAGCGCGGTATGCTGCGGCTGAAGTGACGACCGACGACGAAGCGCTAAGTCTCGTTGTTTCGCTCAACGAGCACCGTCGGCATCTTTCGCTGGAGCATCGCGCATTTGCGGCGGCTGCGCTGGCGACATTGCGGAACGGCACTAATCAATTTGTAGTAAAATTAGAGGGTATCGCTCGAGCGATACCCTTGAATTCCGAAACAAAATGCCTTCAAGACGCCGCCGACTTGATTGGTGTCTCTCGCGGTTCGGCGGCTCGCGCCAGAGCGATCATCACCCTTGGTGATGAAACCGATATTGCGGATGTCCTGTCCGGTAAGACGAATCTTGCTAAACGCGCAAAAAAACTGACCAGCCAAAAGGGCCTGCGACCATCAGCAAAACCGTCTATTGCGCGCAAACGCGATTTTATTCCCAATAACAATCTCAGCACATTGAAAGCGCTGACGCGCGAACAGGTCGATCCGGAATTCAAGGGTACGCCGACCGAGTTCATGGATCGGTTTGGGCATGTCCAGACCACCACGGCGATCGAGAAAGCATCGGCGCATTTGAATACCTACGCCACCTATATGCGAACCTTGATGAAGGCTGCGCAGGGGTTGCCAAGCTGGCCTGAGATAGATGCCTATTGGCTCGATAAATTGCGCGAGCCAAACCGGCATGACATCGCCAAACTCACCGAGGCGCTGGAATACATTCGGCCTATCGTTGCTACGGCTGAGGCGCTGCTTGCTTGTGCGGTCGTTGCCGCAAAGAAGAAGCAGGAGTAGGTTTGAGAATTATAACCTGCTTTTATTTATGCGCGCTAATACCGGTGCAGCCCACTGAATGGCGACCGCTTCAATCAATGGAGCATTCCAGCTTTCCAGATTGAAGCGGTCTTTCGCTCCGCTCCGGCGCAGGATCTTGACCAGCATCCGTCCATCTGCAAGGGCAACGACGCACTCCTTGCCGACGTGCTCGCGTGGATCGTCGGCGCGCCTGACGTAGAAAAGCATCTCGTTTTCAAAATATCGAGGATACATCGAGTCACCGCGCACGATGACGAGGGCGGCATCGGCCGGAACGCCCGGAGGGATTTCAACCTCTTCCAGGCTACCGGGTGAATGGCTGTCGAACGGTAAAATTTCGGCGCCTGCGCCAACATAGCCAACAGCTCTTGTTGTCGCTGGCATCCCTTTACGGGGGCTTCCTCGTCCCGTCAGCAGCCATTCCAGATTGACCTTGAACTTGCGTGCGTAGACTTCGGCGCTCGCCTTGAAGCCCCTGAAGCCGTTCTCGTGGCCCATGTAGGTGGGTTCTCTTATGCCGAGGGCTTCGGCGGCTTCGCGGGCGGTTTCGTAACCGGCTTCCTTGCGAGCCCAAATCAATCGTTCGTGCATTTCGGTCATAAATGCATTCTGCATAAAATAATTATGCAACAGGCATTGCGCTTGGTTATGCAATGTGCATAATCTGGGCATGACCGGAGCCCAGATTAAGAAAATCCGCGAAGATCGAGGAGAAACCCAAGTTGCGTTTGGCGCGCATTTTGGGGTCGATCAAAGCACCATCCATCGTTGGGAAACGAACGGCATCACGGATCGAGGCGTTACCCGCCTCGCGATTGAGCGTGTTCTTTTAGATTTGAAGTCTCTGCCTTCTCATTGAACTGCGCGGTTGGCGCCGCGCGGTCATGCCTGCGTGTTCGTGTTTCTCCTGATGCTTCATCCATGCCGTTCAGCAAACAGCATGGAGCCCCGTCATGTATTCCAGCAACGATGGTAAGTTTGAAAGCAAACCAATGAATGCGACGACAGACTTAGCGACGGTCAATCGCCTTGCTCGCGTCATTGAAGACCAGGAAGCGCGCCGTCTTGGTATTCCCGTTACATCGGCACGTCAGCGAATTGCCGCTCGTCTCGGCATCGCGACAAGCGCGCTGGAAAATTACCGCAGGCTACGCAGCAAGATCGTCCCGCACTGGCTGATGAACCGCATCCACGCTGAGTTCATCGCGGTCCTGCAATCTGAAATCCAAAGGCTTGAGCATGAAATCCAGATCGCTCGCCAGACTGGCATGGACCATCGCGATCACGATCTGGCGAAGGCTCAAACTCAGTTGGAAGCTGCGAAGCAAATCTTAGAGGGAAAATGAACGAAAAACTCCAGAAGGTTTCCGTGATCCCGCCGGACGATGTGCAAGTTCCCACCGTGACGCCGCTCGACATGCTTAACCGGGCTGTGCTGGCCGGCGCCGACATCGCCATGATTGAAAAGCTGATGGCGCTGCACGAACGCTGGGACGCCAACCAGGCGCGCAAGGCGTTCGACGAAGCGGTGGCCGCGGCGAAGCGAGACATCCCGCCGATTACGCGCAACGTGCAGGGCCACAATGCAAAGCGCTACGCCGATTTCGCGGCGATCGCCCGCGTCGTCGATCCGATCATCGGCGCGCATGGCCTGTCGTACCGGTTCCGCACCACGCAGAACGACCGCATCAGCGTCACCTGCATCCTGTCCCACAAGGCTGGTCACAGCGAGGAAACAACTCTCTCGGGCCCGGCCGACACCAGCGGCAGCAAAAACGCGATTCAGGCGATCGGCTCGACGCTGACCTATCTGCAACGCTATTCGCTGGTGCAGATGCTCGGGCTGGCGGCGGCGGCTGATGACGATGGGAAGGCCAGTGCACCAGTTGACGAAACTCCGCCCGCGCCCGGCTCCATCACCGAGCAACAGGAGGACAACATCAGAGACCTCTTGGAAGCCAAGAGTGTCAGCCTCGCCGCCTTCCTCAATTGGGTGAAGCAGAAACGCATTTGCGACATCCCGGCCGATCAATACGACGGATGCATCGCTGGCATCAATAATTTCCGGAAGGCAGGCAAGTGATGGGCATCGTCATTTTCGATTGCGAACAGAACTCTCCGGAATGGTACGCGGCACGGCTTGGCATCCCGACCGCCTCGGAATTTCACACGGTCATGGCCGTTGGAAAGAACGGCGGCAAGAGCCTGACCCGCGTTGCCTACCTCAACAAGCTTGCCGGCGAGATCCTGACCGGCGACCCCATGCCGACATACTCGAATGCCGACATGGAGCGCGGCAAGGAGCAGGAGGACGAAGCTCGCGACCTCTACACGTTCACGGCGCAGGATGAACTGCAGCGCGTTGGCTTCGTTCGCAATGGCGATGCCGGGTGTTCACCAGATTCGCTGGTCGGAACCAAAGGGGGGTTGGAGATCAAGTCGGCAGCCGCTCATATTCAGATCGATCGCCTTCTACGCGGCGAGCTGCCGTCCGAGCACAAGGCCCAGGTTTACGGATCAATGTGGGTCTGTGGGCGGGAGTTCTGGGATTTCATGAGCTACTGCCCGAAGCTCCCGCCGTTCATCAAGCGTGTCTATCGAGACGAGGATTACATCGCGAAGCTCGCGCGCGAGGTCAACGTTTTCAACGTCGAGCTACAGCAGACCGTCGAGTTCATCCGCAAGTATGGGCAGAAGGAAGCCGCGTGATGGCTCGCGAGATCGTTGAAATCAAGGGCG